ATGGCTCCTTCATTCCGGGTCGCGCTCACCGCGCGTGCCCCCCGCAAGCCTGCGCGCCGCCCCAAGCCGACGCCCAAGTGGGTGCGACCGTTCCTCGCCGCGCTGGCCGACACATCCAACGTCAGCGCCGCCGCGCGCAAGGCCGGCATCGCCACGTCGGCGGTGTACGAACGCCGCCGCGCCGACAGCGATTTCAACCGCCGCTGGCAGGTGGCGTTGTGCGAAGGCTACGACAACCTCGAGATGGAACTGCTCCACCGCCTGCGCACCGGCGAGGTCAAGGTGGCACTGGGCGCGCGCAAGGGATCGCGCAGTTTCGACAATGCCACCGCGCTCCGCCTGCTGGCCGCCCACCGCGACAGCACGACGCGGTCCCGCGCGCTGCGCGACAACGTCGATGCCGCCACCATCCGCGCCTCGATCGACCGCAAGGTTGCCGAAATGCGCGACCGGGTGCTGGCCGCCAAGGCCGCGCGCGAGGCAGCGGCGCAAGCCGACGCCGGCGTTGTCGTACCCGGACAGCTTTGCATCGAACACAGCCGAAAGGATGCGGATGAACCCGCCTGACGCATTCGACTGGCTGGAGGAAGCCGCACCCGACGACATCGACGAACTGGGAGAAGGCTTGTCCGATAACGAACGCCACGAATGGCCGTACAACTGGCGCCTGTGGGCGCGCAACGAACAGCTGGCACCGCAAGGCGAATGGCGGCTGTGGCTGGTGATGGCCGGACGCGGCTTCGGCAAGACCCGCGCCGGGGCCGAATGGGTCCGCACCATTGCCGAGGGCATTCCCGAGGCGCGCATCGCGCTGGTCGCCGCCTCGCTGGGCGAAGCGCGCAGCGTGATGGTTGAAGGCGACAGCGGCTTGCTGTCGGTCAGCCCGCCCGCCCGCCGCCCCCGGTTCGAACCCTCGCTGCGGCGGGTGACCTGGGACAACGGCGCGCAGGCGACGCTGTATTCGGCGGGCGAGGCGGAATCGCTGCGCGGCCCGCAGCACAGCCACGCCTGGTGCGACGAGATCGGCAAGTGGGACGATGGCACCGGGCAGGCGCGCCGCAGCTGGGACAACCTGCTGCTGGGCATGCGCCTGGGCGAAACGCCGCGCATCGTGGCCACGACCACCCCGCGCACCGTCCCGCTGATCCGGCGGCTGGTGAAACAGGCGGGCGAAGAGGACGACGTCATCCTGACCCGTGGATCGACCCGCGACAACATCCGCAACCTGCCGGGCCGGTTCATCGCGGATGTCGAGCGCGAGTTCGCCGGCACCACGCTGGGCCGGCAGGAGCTGGACGGCGAGATGATCGAGGACTTGCCTGGCGCACTGTGGACGCGGGCGCTGCTGGAACGGTGCCGCGAAGCCAAGGCGCCGCCGTGCACGCGCATCGTGGTGGGGGTCGATCCCCCGGCGAGCGCCACCGGCGACGCCTGCGGGATCGTGGTTGCGGGCATGGGAGACGATCGGATCGCGCGGGTGCTGGCGGACGCCTCGGTCGAACAGGCCAGCCCCGAGCGATGGGCGCGCGCCGTGGCCGAGGCGGCGCGCGCCTGGGGCGCCGACCGCGTGGTGGCCGAAGCCAACCAGGGCGGTGCCATGGTCGAAAGCGTGCTGCGCGCGGCGAACGCCTCGCTGCCGCTGCGGCTGGTCCATGCCAGCCGGGGCAAGTCGGCGCGGGCGGAGCCGGTCGCCGCGCTCTATGAAGCGGGCCGCGTGCGCCACGCCGGGCTGTTCGCGCGGCTGGAGGACGAGCTGTGCGGGCTGGTGCCGGGCGGCGGCTACCACGGCCCGGGCCGCTCGCCCGACCGCGCCGACGCGGCGGTGTGGGCGCTGACCGAGCTGATGCTCGGCCGCGCCGGTGAACCGCGCGTGTGGTGGGATTGAAAGGTGAGCACGCACACTGCGGCAGCCGTGACGCACAATGCTCAAACAACTTAACCGAAAGGCGTTTCATGTCGTTTTTCCAATCGATCGCCGACGCCTTCAAGGGCGCGCCGGTGACCGCGCGTCCACCGTTGGGGCGCAGTTTCGTCTCGCCCTGGCTGAGCGCCGACTGGCGCGCCGGTGGCGGATCGGGCGGCGAGGCGCGCGGGCCGTTCCACTACACCGCCGCGATCCGCGCGGGCTACCTGCAGAACCCGGTGGCGCAGCGCGCGGTGCGGCTGATTGCCGAAGGCGTGGGCGGCGCCCCGCTGGTCGCCTCCGATCCCGATCTCAAGGCGCTGGTCTGCGCCACCAGCGCGGGCCAGTCGCTGCTGGAAACGGTGGCGGCGCAGCTGCTGCTGCACGGCAACGCCTTTGTCCAGGTGCTGCGCGACAGCGGCGGGCACCCCGCCGAACTGTTCGCGCTGCGCCCCGAACGCGTGACGATCGTGCCCGACGCCAGCGGCTGGCCGGCGGCCTACAACTATCAGGTCGGCGAAAAGGCGGTGCTGATCGACGCGGTCGATGATCTGGGCCACGCCAATGTCATCCACCTCAAGACCTTCCACCCCGCCGACGACCATTACGGCGCGGGCTGCCTCGAGGCGGCGGTCGAGGCGGTGGCGATCCACAACGCGGCGAGCGTGTGGAACCGCGCACTGCTGGAAAATGCGGCACGGCCATCGGGCGCGCTGGTTTATGATACCGGCGAACCGGGCGCGGCGCTGTCGTCCGACCAGTTCGACCGGCTGAAGGCCGAGCTGACCGCCGCCTATTCGGGCCAGGCCAATGCCGGGCGGCCGATGCTGCTGGAAGGCGGGCTGAAATGGCAGAGCCTGGCGCTGTCGCCCGCCGACATGGATTTCGCCACACTGAAGGCCGCGGCGGCGCGCGACATCGCGCTGGGCTTCGGGGTGCCGCCGATGTTGATGGGGCTGCCCGGCGACAACACCTATTCCAATTACCGCGAGGCCAACCGCGCGCTGTGGCGGCTGACGCTGCTGCCGCTGGCGGGCAAGATCCTCGCCGGGCTGCTCGAGGGCCTGACGCCATGGTTCGACGGCGCCGGCCTGTCGATCGATCTCGACCGGGTGCCCGCGCTGGCCGAGGACCGCCAGCAGCTGTGGAGCCAGGTCAGCGCCGCTGGCTTCCTCAGCGACGAGGAAAAGCGCGCGATGCTGGGCATTGCCCCGGCGGTGGCGGCATGAGCCCCTCGCTCGCTCCGGCGATGAACCGCGAAGACATGCTCGCCCGCCTGATCGCGCAGGCCGAGACCGAAGGCTGCGAACTGGTCACGCTGCGCGCGATCGTGGAGGAAGCCTGCGATCTGGGTGCGGCGCGGGTGCTCACCCGGATGGGCCTCGCCGATCAGGGCGCGCACGAGGATCTGGTTCAGCTGCGCGAACTGCTGCGCGCCTGGCGCGACGTGAAATCGAGCGCGTGGAAGGCCGCCGTCGGCTGGATCGTGCGCGGGGTGCTGGCGCTGCTGCTGCTGGGCATCGCGGTGCGCCTCAATCTGGGGAACGTGATGCCATGACCGATCCGACCCATCCCGCCACCCCCGCCGCTGGCTCCGCCCCGGTCCGGTTCGCTGGCTATGCCGCGATCTTCGGCAAGCGCGACAGCGGCGGCGACGTGATCCTGCCCGGCGCGTTTGCCGCGACGCTGTCGGCGCGCGCCGCATCGGGCCAGCCGCTGCCGCTGTTCTGGCAGCACCGGCCCGACCGTCCGATCGGCTGGATCGATACCGTGGCGGAAGATGCGCGCGGCCTGCGCGTGACCGGCACGCTGAGCGATCCCGCCGCGACCGGCACCACGCTGCTGCGCGCCGGCAGCGTCAACGGGCTGAGCTTCGGCTACCGCGCCACGGCGGCGCACGGCACGCCCGAGGGGCGCACGCTGCAGGCGGTCGACCTGGTCGAGGTCAGCCTCGTCACCCGCCCGATGCAGCCGATGGCACGGGTGCATTTCGTCGCCGGGTAACGCTTCACGTCAATCCTCCGGGCACATCCCGGCACACCCCACGATTCCGACCGGCCGCCCCATCCATGGGCGGCTTTTTTCATGCAGAAAGGACGTTGAGTTCCATGGACATCGCAACCGAAACCAAGGCCGACCCGCTGGCCGCATCGTTCGACATCGTCGCCCGCCAGGATGCGCAGGACGTGCAGATCAATTCGCTGCAGGGCGATGTCGAGGAAGTGAAAGGCCGGCTCGACAAAGTCAGCATCGCCGCCTCGCGTCCGCCGCTGGCCGGCGGCGACATCGTGTCACCGCAGGTCAAGGGCTTCGTCGACGGCTACTTGCGCCACGGCCGCGAGACCGAGCTCAAATCGCTCACCCAGGGCAGCCTGCCCGACGGCGGTTTTGCCGTGCCGCGCCAGATCGATGAAATGATCGCGCTGCGGGTGGTCGAGATCAGCCCGATCCGCGCGATTGCCTCGGTCGTGCAGACCGGGACCAGCGGCTACCGCCGGCTGATCTCGATCGGCGGCGCGGCATCGGGCTGGGTCAGCGAAACCGCCGCCCGTCCCGAAACCGCCAACCCCAAGCTGGCCGAAATCGTGCCGCCGTCGGGCGAACTGTACGCCAACCCCTCGGCCAGCCAGCAGATGCTCGACGATTCGGTGTTCGATCTGGAAGGCTGGCTTGCCGGCGAGATCGCGACCGAATTCGCCCGTGCGGAAGGGGCCGCGTTCGTCAACGGCACCGGCATCAACCAACCCAAGGGCTTCCTGACCGGGCCGACCAGCAATGCCGGCGATACCGCCCGCCCGTTCGGCACGCTGCAGTACGTCGTTTCGGGCAACGCCACCGGGTTCGACACTTCGCCCGACAGCAAGATGATCGACATGGTGTTCCAGACCAAGGCGCCGCTGCGCCAGGGCGCGTGCTGGGTTATGAATTCGGCGACGCTGGCGGCGGTGCGCAAGTTCAAGGCGGCCGACGGCAACTTCCTGTGGCAGCCGGGCCTGGTCGGCGGCCAGCCCGACCGCCTGCTGGGCTATCCGGTGATCGAGGCGGAAGACATGCCCGATATCGCGGCGGGCAACTTCCCGATGGCATTCGGCAACTTCCGCGCCGGCTACCTGATCGCGGAGCGCAACACGACCACGATCCTGCGCGATCCATTCACCAACAAGCCCTACGTCCAGTTCTACGCCACCAAGCGCGTGGGCGGACAGCTGGTCGACAGTGACGCGATCAAGCTGCTCAAGATCTCGACCTGAGCCGGCTGGCCCGAACGGGCCCGACGCACTGAACGGACCGGCGCGCAATCCCTCTCCTTGCGGCCGGACCTGCGCCCGTGGCGGGTATCCCCTTGCCCGCCACGGGCGCCTTTTTCCTCCCCATTTTTCCGGAGATTGCCATGAAGCGGGCAATAATCGCGCCGCCTGCGCTGTCCCCGGCGGCGCTGGACGAGCTCAAGGCGTGGCTCGGCGTCACCACCACGGGCGACGATGCCGAACTGATCGCGCTGCTGCGCACCGCGCTGGAGCTGTGCGAAGGCTTTACCGGCCGGATGCCGCTGCTTTCGACCTGCGAGGATGTGCTGCCCGGCTGTGCGGGGTGGCAGGCGCTGTCGGTGCGGCCGGTCCAGACGATCGCCGGGGTGGCCGCGCTGGCGCCCGACGGCACGCGCAGTGCCGTGTCCGCTGCGGGTTACGAGCTGGACCTCGATGCCGAGGGCGGCGGGCGGGTCCGGTTGCTGGTGCCGATCTCCGTCGCCACGCTGTCGAGCCGGATCGTGGTGACGTTCACCGCCGGGCTGGCCCCGACGTGGGACAGCCTGCCCGATGCGATCCGCCATGGCGTGATCCGGCTGGCGGCGCACCACCACACCAACCGCGACGCTGGCGCGGGGGCGGCGGAACCGCCTGCCACGGTCGCGGCGTTGTGGCGGCCCTGGCGGCGGGTGCGCGTCCTGTGATCAGCGCCAGCGCCAACACCGCCGCGCTGTTCGCGCAGCTTGTCCGCCAGGCGCAGGCGCTGGCGCAGGCCCGCGCGGCGATGGCCGCGCAAGGCCGCAACGCTGCGCGCTGGCGCAGCGCGAGCCTGCTGTGGCCACTGTTCGGACAGGAGGGAGCATGACCATGGAAATCGCCTTTCGCGCCGCCCTGCTGGCCTGGCTGGCCGCCGATCCCGCGCTGGCGTCGGGCCTCAACGCCATAGTCGAGGAAGCGCCGCTGCGCACCGCCCTGCCGTGGCTGGCGCTGACCGCGAGCGCCAGCATCGACTGGGGCACCAAGGACGGCGCGGGCCGCGAAATCCGCGTCGCGCTGGAGCTCAACTATCGCGGCGACGATCCGCTGTCCGAAAGCGCGCTGGTCGCGGCGGTCGAACGGCGGATCGAGAGCCTGCCCGCCACCCAGCCGGGGTTCCGCCTGGTGACGCTGACGTTCCTGCGCGCGCGGGCGGAGCGGCGCGGCGAAGCCCGGCGCGCGCTGGTGCTGGAATACCGCGCGCGGGTGCTGGCCGGATAGAATTTGTTCCTCTGGCGTGGAAGCGGCACCGGCCCGCTCCCGCAGACTTTCCCTCACAATCACAAGGAGAACCGACCATGGCAGCCCAGAAGGGAAGCGCCTTCCTGCTGAAGATCAGCGATGGCGCGGCGACGCCCACTTACGCCACCGTGGCGGGCCTGCGCACCACGCAGATGTCGATCAACGGCGAGACGGTGGTGGTCACCAGCAAGGATTCGGGCGGCTGGCGCGAGCTGCTGTCGGGCGCGGGCACGCGATCGGTCTCGGTCAGTGCCGCCGGAATCTTCCTGGGCAGTGCGGCCGAAGCGCAAGTGCGCTCGCGCGCGCTCGACGGGACGATCACCGATTACCAGCTGTCGTTCGACGGCGGGGAAAAGCTGCAGGGCCAGTTCTTGATCCAGCGGCTGGACTACTCGGGCGATTTCAACGGCGAGCGCAACTACACGCTGACGCTGGAAAGCTCGGGCGCGGTGGCACCGGCGTGAGCATGACCACACCGACCGACGCCCCGGCCAATTCCTGGCGCGGCGAAACCACGCTGCGGCTGGGCGAAACGGCGCATGTGCTGCGCCCCAGCTTCGCAGCGCTGGTGGCCGCCGAGGACGAGCTGGGTCCGCTGTTCGCGCTGGTCGAACGTGCGAGTGCGGGCGAGTTGCGGCTGGGCGAGATGGTCGGCCTGTTCTGGCACTGCCTGGCGTCCCGCGAAGGGCAGACCCGCGACGCATTTGCCGAGGCGGTCGCGCAGGCCGGGCTGGCCGCCTGCACCGCGCCGCTGCGCGCGCTGCTCGTGCAAGTGCTCAAAGGCAGCGCGTGAGCGAGCGCTTCGGCGCGGCGGCGGCGCGGCTGGCGGGACAGGCCGCGCTGCTGCTGGGCTGGCTGCCCGGCCAGTTCTGGGCCGCGACGCCCGAGGAATTCGCCGCGATCCTGTCCGCCGCCGCGCCCACCGGCGGCGCGGGCATGGACCGCACCACCCTCAACGCCCTGATGGAGCGCGAACGCGATGCAAGACCTTAATGCACTGGTGATCGACGTGCGCGCCAGCACGTCGGGCTTTGCCGCAGACGTGGCGCAGATGCGCGGCAGTTTCGATTCGATTCTGGTCGACGGGTTCGTGCGCAGCGGCGACGTGCTCGAAAAAGGGCTGCTCGGCGCGATCCGCCGGGGCAGCCTGGGCTTCGAGGACTTGCGCAAGGTCGCGCTGGGCGTGGTGGGCGACATCGCCTCGCAGGCGGTGCGCGCCGGTATCGGCTCGCTCGGGCTCGGCGGCGGTGGCGGCGGCCTGGCGGGCGGTGCGGTGCAAGGCCTGGGCAGCCTGATCGGTTCGATCTTCGGCCTGCCCGGGCGCGCCACCGGCGGTCCGGTCGCCCCGGGGCGCGGTTATCTGGTGGGTGAACGCGGGCCCGAACTGTTCGTGCCGACATCGTCGGGCAGCATCGCCGCCAATGGCGCCGGCGCCGGCGGGTCGCGCGACGTCAACGTCTCGATCCGCGTGGTCGCGCCGGCTGGATCGGGCGCGCCCGAAAGCCTGCAGCGATCGAGCCGCCAGGTCGCGCAGGCCGTGCGCCGCGCGCTGGCCGATTACTGAGAAAGGCCAGATCCGATGACCTATTGGCTCGCCACGCGCCGCACGGTGCAACAGGCGGACACGATCCAGCGGTTCGATCCGGGGTTCTGGACCGTGGACTTTCCCCGCCCGGCGATGGCGGCGGCGACCACGCCCGCGCCCGACGCGTTGCGCGTCGATGCCGTGTTCCAGAAGGCCGACGATCTGGTCGGCGTGATCTGGGACAGCGCGGATCGCTGGGACCACCCCCTGCTCGCCTACGCTACCGACCGCGATTACGGCCGCACCGCGCTGTCGTTCCGCTGGCGATCGGGCGGCGTGCTGCCGCTCGACGCGGTCAACGGGCCGACGCTGACGATCGAAGGCCACGATGCCGCCGGCGCGCCGCGCAGCTGGTACGTGCGGCTGTGGAACTATGCCACCGGCACGCCCGAGGATGCGACGGTGCGCCTGCCGTTCTCGGCGCTGGCGGGCGGGTTCCTGCTGCCGGGCGAGGCCGACCCGGTGTTCCCTGGCGCGATCGACCGGATGTTCATCTCGCTGGTCGCGCCGGGCTATGCCCCCGGCGTCGCCACCGCGTTTCCCGCTCCGGTAAGCGGTTGGGCGGAACTGAGCGAAATCCGCTGCGACGGCCATCGCGCGATGCTGGAGATCGGCGACGTGATGGTTCCGGAACACGCGCTGGGCATCGCGACGGGTTATGACGACGCCTACAACCAGACCCCCGCCCGGCTGCTGCGCGCGATCCGGGGCCTCGGCTATCGCGGCAGCATCAACCATTACGTGGGCATGAGCCATTTCTTTCCGCTGGTCCCCGACGGAGCGGGCGGGTTCGTGGTCGATCCGGCGCTGCCCGCGCTCAATCCGGCGTCGCTGGCCTGGCATCGCGCATTTTTCGCCGAAGCAGCCGCCACGGGATACAGCGTGATCGTCTCGCAATCGTACGAACTGCTGGCGCAGCACTGCCCGCCGGCATGGCAACAGCGCAGCGCCAGCGGCGATCCGGCGCGAACCGGCTGGGTGCCCCCGTCCGCGCTGCTCTCACCCGCCAATGGCGCGGCGATGGCGTGGCTGCGCAAGGTCGCAAGCGCGTTCGTGGCGTTGCAACGCGAGGCGGGCCTGCCGGTGCGGTTCCAGGTGGGCGAGCCGTGGTGGTGGGTCACGTCCGACCGGCGCATCTGCCTTTACGACGATGCGGCGAAGGCGGCGCTAGGGGGCAATCCGGTGGCGATTGCCGACCTTGCCGCACCGCTTTCGGCCGCGCAGAAGGCGCTGCTCGATCAAGCCGGCGGCCTGCTATCGGCATCGACTGCCGCGCTGACAGCAGCGGTGCGGCTGGCGGCCGGGAGCGCCGGGGCTGAGGTCCTGCTGCTCGCGTACCTGCCCACGGTGCTCGATCCCGCGATGCCCGAAATGGCACGTGCCAACCTGCCGACCGGGTGGGCGTCACCCGCGTTCGACGTGCTGCAGCTTGAGGATTACGACTGGGTCACGCAAGGCGCGGATGCCTTGCGCATCACCGCCCGCGCCACGGTCGAAACGCGGCTGGGTTATCCGCGCAGCCGCCAGCATTACCTCTCCGGCTTCGTGCTGCGGCCCGAAACCGCCGCCACCGACTGGGCGCGGATCGACCGTGCCGCCAGCGACGCCGTCACGCTCGGCGTCGCCGAAACGTTCATCTGGGCGCTGCCGCAAGTGGCGCGCGACGGCTTCACCCGCCTTCCCGACCCCCCGCTGGAGGATACCATGCAAGCCTTCGATGATGTCGTGTTCCCGCTGGCGCTGGGCCGGGCGGCGACCGTGACGCCCGAATTTTCCACCAACGTCACGATCACCGCCTCCGGCTTCGAGCGGCGCAACAGCCTGTGGGCCGATGCGCGGCTGCGGTTCGATGTCGGACCGGGCATTCGCTCCGAGGCCGAACTCGGCGAGCTGATCGCGTTCTTCCGCGCGCGGCGCGGGCAGGCGCGCGGGTTCCGCCTGCGCGATCCGGCCGACTTCAGCTCCAGCGCGATGACCGGCACGCCCGGCATCGCCGACCAGCCGCTGGGCACGGGCGACGGGGCGACCGCGCGGTTCGAACTGGTCAAGCTGTATGGCGAGGGCGCGGATGCGCAGCGCCGCCGGATCACCCGGCCACGGCCCGGCAGCGTGCGGATCAGCGTCGGCGGGGTCGCGCCGGGCGGCTGGTCGCTCGAGCCGCTGGGCACGATCGCCTTCGCCGTGGCGCCGCCCGCTGGCGCTGCCATCCGCGCCGGGTTCCTGTTCGACGTGCCCGTGCGCTTTGCCGAGGACCGGCTCGATATCGCCGGCACCGTGTTTGCCGCCGGCGAAGCGCCCAGCGTGCCGCTGATCGAACTGCGCGAGGCGACATGAGCCGCGCCTGGTTCAGCACCACGCTGGAAACGGTTGCGACCTGGTGGCGGATCGAACGGCGCGACGGCGTGACGCTCGGCTTCACCAGCCACGACCACGATATTGCGTTCGACGGCCTGCTCCACCGCACCGCGCCCGGCATGGTCCCCTCGGCCATCCGCCGCACCGCGACGTTCGAGGCCGACAGCGCCGAAATCGCGGGCGCGCTGAGCCACGATTCGATCCGCGAGGACGATCTCGCCGCCGGGCGCTTCGACGGTGCGCGCGTGGTGGTGGGGCTGGTCGACTGGGAAACGCGCGAGCACGACACGCTCTATGCCGGCACGATCGGCGCGGTCGGGCGCGAAGGCGCCGGCTTTTCGGCCGAACTGCGATCGATCAAGGCGATGCTCGATACCGAACTCGTGCCGCGCACCGCGCCGACCTGCCGGGCCGATTTCTGCGGGACGGGCTGCACCTTGTCTGCCCTGCGCTTCAGCCATGAAGCCTGGCTGAGCGCCGTATCGACCGATGGAACGGCGGTGCAGCTGACGCTTCCCGTCGATGCATCACGGTTCGCGTTCGGAACCTTGCGCTGGGTCGATGGCGTCGATGCAGGCGAGGTCCAGCGCATCGAAGACGTCGCGGACGGCTGGCTGGTGCTGGAACGCCCGATCGACCCGGCCACCCCGGCCGGGCTGCGCGCAACCTTGCGCGAAGGCTGCGATCACACGCTGGATACGTGCGCCACGCGGTTTGCCAACGCGATCAACTTCCAAGGCGAACCGTTCCTGCCGGGCAACGACCTGCTCGCGCGCTACCCGGCGGCACAATCTTGAACCGCGCGTTGGCCGACGCGGCGCTTGACCTCGTCGGCGTTCCGTTCCGGCTCCACGGTCGCGATCCCGCCACCGGGCTCGATTGCGTTGGGCTGGTGGCCGAGGCCGTGCGCCGCACCGGACGCACCGTGGCACCGCCCCGGGGCTACCGGATGCGCATGTTGACGGTCGCGCCGCTGCTGCGGTTCGCCGAGGCGAACGGCCTGGAGCCGACCGCCGCCGATCCCGACGTGATCCTGGCGCAAGTCCATGCGCTCCAGCCGCATCTGCTTGTCGTCGCGCCGGGCGGCATGGTCCACGCGCATGCCGGACTGGGCCGCGTGACGTTTCTTCCCGATCCGCTGCCCTGGCCGATCATCGCCGGCTGGCGCGCCATCCCGACCATCCTTCCGACCATCCCTGCGACAAGGACCTGATAGCATGGCCACATTGCTGCTCACCGCGGTCGGCACCGTCTTCGGCGGCCCGCTTGGCGGCGCACTGGGTGCGCTGATCGGCCAGCAAGTCGATAGCGCGATCATCGGTTCGCGCACCGTCGAAGGCCCGCGCCTCAAGGAACTGACCGTTCAGACGTCGAGCTACGGGTCGACCCTGCCGCGCCATTACGGGCGGATGCGCGCAGCGGGGACGGTGATCTGGTCGACCGAACTGATCGAGCACCGCGAGAAGCAGGGCGGCGGCAAGGGCAAGCCTTCGGTCACCGCCTACAGCTACACCGCGTCATTCGCAGTCGCGCTGGCGAGCCGGCCGATCGCCGACATCAAGCGCATCTGGGCCGACGGCAACCTGCTGCGCGGCGCGGGCGGCGATCTCAAGGCAGGCGGCGCGATGCGGCTGTACACTGGGCATGGCGATCAACCGGTCGATCCGCTGCTGGCGCAGGCGGAAGGCATCGCAATGTGCCCCGCCTTCCGCCATTCGGCCTATGTCGTGTTCGAGGACTTGCAACGGGCGGACTTCGGCAACCGCCTGCCCTCGCTCACGTTCGAAATCCTCGCCGATGACGCCGATATTCCGATCGCGCTCATCGCAGGCGACATCGTGCCCGATGCGGTGGCGACGGGGCTCGACGAGCAGTTGTCGGGCTTCACCATCGATCGCGGCACGGCTGGCGATGTGCTGGCGACAATCTCGGCGGCCATCCCGCTGGCGTGCAGCGTGCGCGGCGACAGCCTCGACATCCGGCTGGCCGAATCCCGGCTGGCCGCCCCGCCTGCCAGCCTGCCGCTGCCCGCCGCAGCATCGGGCAGCGACCGCGCAGGCCAGCAGGCGCATCATGCCACCGGAATCAGCCGTCGTCGCGAACCGCTGCCCCGCGCGCGGCAGATCGCGCTGCGCTATTACGATCCCGATCGCGATTACCAGCCCGGCCTGCAGCGCGGGCGCGGGCGGGCCGAGCCCGGCGATCTTGCGGTGATCGACCTGCCCGCCACGCTCGGCGCTGCACAAGCCATGCGCCTTGCCGACAGGGCCTGCCGCCGGACGACCCGCGCCACCGAAACGATGCAGTATCGCGTGACCGAACTCGATGCCGGCGTTGCGCCCGGCGACATCGTACGCCTGCCGGCCGAACCCGGCGACTGGCGCGTCGAGCAGTGGGAGTGGCAGGCCGATGGCGTCACCCTCGACCTGGTCGCGCTCGCTGCTGCCGCGCCCGGATCACCCGCTGCTACCGACCCGGGCCGGATCAACCTCCCGCTCGATCTTACCGCCGCGCCCACCGTGATCGCCGCGTTCGAACTGCCGTGGGACGGCATCGGCGAGCGCGACCGTCCCGCGCTGTTCGTGGCCGCATCCGCCGCCAGCGCGGGCTGGAGCGGCGCCGCGCTGTTTGCCGAACAGCCCGGCGGAACGCTGGTCCCGCTTGGCGCGACCGGGCGACGCCGCGCCGTACTGGGCACCACCACTACGCTACTCGGAAGCGGCTCACCACTGCTGGTCGACCGCCGGAACAGCGTGGTCGTGCAGTTGGCCGGGGCCGACCTGGCGTTGGTCGATGCGACGATGGCGCAGCTGCTGCAGGGCGCCAACCGCGCACTTATCGACAATGAAATCGTCCAGTTCGGATCGGCTCAGGCGTTGGGCGCAGGGGCCTGGCGGTTGTCGCAATTGCTGCGCGGTCGCGCAGGTTCGGAATGGGCGATTGACGGTCACCGCATCGGCGAGCCGTTCGTGTTGCTCGACGATGCGCTGGTGCCGCTCGATCCCGCGCTGCTGGGGGATGCCGCCTTGGCCGGCGTGGTCGCCAGCGGGCTTGGCGATACGCTGCCAGTGACCTCACCGGTGCACGGAGCCTGCACCACCGTACAGCCGCTGGCCCCCGTCCACGGCACGATTGCGACGGGCGCTACCGGAGATTTGACGGCCACCTGGGTGCGGCGCTCGCGCGGAGCATGGGCCTGGGCCGACCTGGTCGACGTGCCGCTCAACGAACAGTCCGAAGCGTGGGACATCGCGCTGGGCGACCCCGATCAGCCGACGCTGCGCTGGCGGACGACTGAAGCGATGATCGACATTCCGGCCAGCCAGATCGTCGCTCTGCCGTCCGGCACTCCGCGCATCCTGTCGATTCGTCAGATCGGCAGCCGCGCGCTGTCCCACGCGCTGTCGCTGCCGTTCTGA